TATCATTCTTAAATCAGGATGCTCCATAATCTCCTTAACCACTAATTCTCTGGCCCGCTCTATGGTGTAGAAAAGTTCAGGAACAGCCGTAAATATATCCATGTCTTTAGTGTAGACAAGCGCCGCATGCTCAGTCCCCGCTGCCTTGTTGTGTTCACTCTCAGGAATGAGGGCTGGCTTCCCTGTAATCTCTTTTTCATATTCGCTCATGCCCTTTCCTCTCTGTTACCCGATGCTTTGGGGTTAGGTGCTGACCATTACTCTTTCAACGCTATCAGCATCCAGGCGATTGCCGTATTTTTTAGCCAATTCCCGCGTGGCCAAATTGACCGTTGCCGCGCCTGTGCGGAATGTCCCACCGGTGCCATCACGTAATTTATAACGGTATACGGCCATAACGATCCTGTTTTCTAGTGCCATGCGCATGATCCCTCTAACTGATGCGGTTTCTTTTAATCGTCCGGATATTACTTGGCTCATGGATAAAATTCCGTCAAATCAGGGTTTAGAATATCGCCGCATAATTTATATCCAACAGTGTGCGCCGATACCGCATAGAGTTTTTCGTCGGCCATTGTCCAGCCATTTTTTGCCAATCTATCAATAATACATAACGCACGATCTTTTTCAGTCCGGCATTTTCCCAAAGCTCTTTGAATATCATCAAGCCCTTCACCTGGGAGCAATATCGACCTTAAGCGACTTTTTGGTTTTACCAAGGTATTGCTGATCATTCTTCCAAATCTTTCCAGATTGATTTGTCGCTGTTCTGGCGTGATCTTTGGCGCGGGCAAGCTTTCAAAATCCTGTTGTGCTTTTATGCTAATACTTTTTGCTCGGTGAATGAATTGTGACAGGGTGATTGGATGCGCATCATTGGAATTAAGGCAAATTTCAATTGTCTTTGCCACTTTCTCAAATGACATGGTTTTTAATACGTCTCGCCAGCTTGGGTTAATGGTCAAACCATGATCATCATTCCAGCGTTTGCCGTAAATCCCGAGCATGCGTGCCCAAAAATGGTTGAAATGCGTCTCTTCCCAATTATCCATTATTGCTTAACCTCCGGTTTTCATCTTCCAGAATGGCCATGTAATCATCATAGGTTTTCGGTTTGTTAGCGGCTGGTTTTTGCTGCTGCTGAATAGTTAATTTATCCCATTGCTCCCGAAGTTTCCCAGGGCTTAAAATATTTGATTGCCAGAAATGATGGTTATTTGCCCATTCGAATAATTCTTTTATTTCCTCATGACTGCGTTCATCGCGCTCACACATTAATCTGATGGTCTTTGCCCACGACTCAAAGTTTGGTTTTCTATGGCTTGGGTTTAGATGCTTAATTAAAGAAAAAATATATTCTGCAACAAGAAAATCATTATCTGAAAATTCTTTCTTAGATTCTTTATTGTTACTTACTTTGTTATTTCTATTGTTATTAGGGGAAAGCTCCTTACCCTCTGGTAGCGATGAGCTTACCCCCTGCTCATCACCAGTTTTCCCCCTGCTCTGATCAGACAGTAAGGAGATTACCCTCTGGGGTATGTTGATTAAATACTCATTGTGGTAGTAATTTTGCCTACCGGTGGATACATGATGAACACTTTTTTTGATGATCAACCACCCGTTTTCTTCAAGATATTTGAGATATTTCCTGACTGTAGGTGTCGTCAAGCCAGTTTCATGGGATATTCTTGATTGTGCTGGCCAAGCGATATCCTGCTCAGCGTTCATAAATGTGGATAAATAAAAAGCTATTAGTTTGGCGTTTGCCGGCAGATCGTTCTTTTTTATTATTTGAATCCAGTTGAAACAACTTAAATTCATAATCGCTCCCATTAAAAAAGCCCATAACGTGGTGGCGTTCGTACGAGGTACATAGGAACCTCCACCACCCGTTATAGGCCTACCCATGTTTATTGTTATCGGCCTGGTACGAAGCAGATTCCGATGCGCAAACATTAGCACCGTTTCCACGGCATTGACAAGGCCATCCACGCGATTGTTTTGCCATCTGGCCATGTGCGCTGGTGTAGCGTCAAAATCGGTTTAGCCCTGCATGTGGCATAGGATCGTCTGGCGATCTCGCGTTTTCGATCAAGATGCTCAGGCGTTAAATGTTTCATGGTATCCCTTTTCTTATGCTAATCTACGGCTGTTCGCCACCCACGGCTGGTTTCGGTACCGGCTAGGCGAATAGGGGCGGCAGGCCATCCCTCCCGCCGCCCCAACCTATTATTTCTCAACGATTCCCTTCACTACGTTGGATAAGGCCATACGATCGGCCTCTGCGGCCTTCCACAGCGCGACCCATTTGGTCAGGACTATGGCTGTCATCATGGGGATCTTGCTGGTAGCGCCCCGCAAAGCGTGCCTGGCGGCGTCATAACCAAGGCTGGTTTCCTCACAAGCCCTGGGCAATAGCTTATTTTCATTAAAAAATACCTGCATTTCCTCACAGGCCTGCATTTCCGAGCTTTCTGTATTTTGTGCTGTCTGAGCCATTTCATAACCTTTTTTGTTAAGATTTAACAAGAATAGTAGCATAGTCACAAATGATGTGCTAGTATTAATCTCAGAAGTAGAGAAAAACACCGAAATAATACCGATAAAAGGAATTGAATATGTCCCACCTAAATGATCAACCCGAAGATAATCGAGATATCAAAGCAGCCAAGGCCATCGCCCAAGGCAACGCCGAGGCCTGCGATAAAGAATTAGTGAGGCTGCTTGTAGCCTGCCTGGATGATCGGAGTGGTTGGATCGCAAAGGCTGCTGAGGCCGCTGATTCAATTACCGACCTTTCCATCGTCTTCCAAGCTTGCAGCGAAGAACAGCAACGTATTATGTCCGCTGCAATTGGTGTTGACCGAGAAATCCGGACAATGCTCGAGCCTGATGATTCGGCGCCAGAAGCCCTCAAAGATTTTGTAGTTAGTCCTGTGATCGAATTGATGGAGAACAGAAAATCGTGATCGGATTAAAAAGCATTCGAATTGGGGACAGACCAAGATCGACAGATACTGGTTTGCTTGGCACAAGATTCACGATATGGATCGGCCTCAATAATGATCGCTACCATGCGATGGAGTTCGATGACGGCATGGCTGCTGACAAGATTGCAGATCGCCTCAGGGAGTTGGCGCTTCATATCCAGCAAGATGAACATTTGAAGTAGGGATAAAAATGGTTGAAAAACAAAGAATTATTAATGCTGTACGAGCCGAAATGAATTTTTCAGTCAATACGACCGATGCCGAAATAGTTGAGATTTGTGAAGATTCTTTTACCTGGGCAATAATTCATTGGAAGCTTGCATTATCTGATCTGAAAGAGGCTATTAAAAAAGCTTTCGCATTTTAATTATTATTTATAAGGGATAACGGGATGAAAACTTACATCACTTTTGGGCAAATTCACGCTCACAGCATCAACGGCAAAACATTCGATAAAGATTGCGTTGGCGTGATTGAGCATTCTGAAGATAAAAATGGGCACGAAATCGCCATGGATATCTTTGACGGAATATTTCACCAAGCCATACCTGAAGATAAATTCGATATGGAAAACATGAGATTCTTTCCGCGAGGATTTATTAATTTAAACTGAAACAAGGGATAGATTATGTCACAACAACTGCAAAAAGGTGGAAACACCGAACTGAAAGAATTTAGCAATTATCTTAATAGGCTAAAGCCTCAAATGGCATTAGCACTACCAAAACATATGAACGCAGATCGCATGACACGATTGGCTCTTACTGCATTCAGCACAACACCAAAACTGCAAAAATGTAGCCCAAACTCAATCGCAGCATCGATTATGACCGCTGGCCAGCTCGGTCTTGAGCCTGGCGTTAATGGCGCTGGATACCTTATTCCATACGGCACTACCTGTACGTTTGTTCCAGGATGGAAGGGTTTGGTTGATCTTGTGGCACGTAGTGGCCGAGGAACGGTTTATACGGGTGTTATTTTCAAAGATCAGGATTATACGTTTACCGATGGAGCGCGGCGTGACCTGGTGGTTCACAATGAAACGGATTTAGTAAACCCGCTTGATATCACTCACGCTTTTGCTGTCGGGTGGGTAAAAGATGCTTCTATGCCGATCATTGAGCTTTGGGGCGCCCAGAAAATCACCAAACACCGAGATAAATATAACAAGGTAGGAAAAAGCCACTACAGTTTCCGCGATTGGGAAATGTATTGTCGAAAAGTTCCTTTATTACAGGTTCTAAAATACATGCCAGCATCTATCGAGCTGGCTAACGCTCTTGATGTTGCTAACGCTTCGGAAATGGGTCACGGCGTAACTATTGAGAATGGTATCGTTATTGATCTTGAAGCTGAAATTGAAGCACAGCAGCAGGAACAGGCACAACAAAACAGCATTCCAGAATGCACGCCTGATCAGTTCGAGAAAGAATTACCAGGCTGGCTGAAGCTGATCGAAGAAAAGAAGAAGACTGCCGAGCAAATCATATCAATGACGGCTACGCGGTTCACGCTTAGTGATGCCCAGAAAGCACGCCTTACTGATAAGCCGGAAACCGCCAAAGAGGCCGACGAGGGAGGCGCTGCGCCATCTTATGCTGAAGTTGCCAACTACATACAAAACGCAACATCTAGCGACAAGCTTAATGTAGCCATAGAAATGATCGGTGAAATTGCAGACGAGCAGCAACGCAAAGAGCTTCTTGAGGTGTGTGATGCCCGCAAATTACAAATAACGAGCGGAGAAGTCTAATGGAAAGAATTACTCACGACGATCTAGTGCAGGGATCAGATGAATGGAAAACCCACCGCAGAAGCCATAAGAACGCCTCCGAAGCTGCCGCCATGCTGGGATTGTCGCCACATACAACACGCAATGAAATGGTA